TCACGGCACGCGCCGCCGGCCGCCGGACGATCGTTTCGCGTGCGGCATCGTTGATCCATTCGATGAGTTCATCGACCGTCCAACGAACGTTGTCCTCATCCTGAAGGATGTGGCCTACGCGCGAGATCAGATCGGCGGCGGCTATCGGCATGGGTTACTCCGCGCCGGCGGCGAGTCGCGCCTTGATGGTTTCAAGCTTCATGTTGCTCGCCGGCATACGGCCAAAAGCGGCCTGATATTGCGCCGCCAGCTTCACGCGATCATCCGTAGCAACGGGCTCGAGCGCGATTTCGCCGTCTTCAATCCCGTCGAGCACGATGTCGATCTTCGTGGCGCGATCTTCGTCGTCCAGGCCGTTCCAGTCCTCGACCGTGAGGCCGGAATCTTGGAACGCACGCAAAAGCACGTCGCCGATCGCATAGGTTGCGTCGCCGATTTGGAAGGTCGACGGATGGCTGTCGCTACCGAGCAGCGCACCCGGGTCGACGGCGAGCGCGGACGGAGCATCAGGCAGCTTCACCGTGCCTGCCAGCAGTGCCGTTGCTTGCGACTGGTCATGATGCACGCCCGGCGCGCGGGCGATGCGATACGCCTCGGGGATCGCAAGGAAACGCTCGATGTGGTCGTCGACCTCGACCTCGGCGATGTGGCGCCCATCCTCCTGCGGCTCGAAGTAGTACTTCTTGCCAGGCATCTCGATGTGCGAACCGCCTTTGCGCTTCAAAATACATTCGATTTTCATGTTCCTCTCTCTCGTGGGGATGGTCTTGTGCGAAGCGATCAGACCTTGCGGCTCTTGCGATGGCCGGGGAAATTCTTCATCGAGCCGCCGCCGCCGTGAAAATTGTTCTGGCCGGGCGCGGCGCCATTGCTGCGCGCGATGTTCCCAATCACGCCGCCGGGGACGCCCTGCGCCTTCAACTGGGCCGCACGGCCGCCCATACCGAGCCGATTGCTCTTGCCGTGGAATGAGCCCGTCTTTTTCGTGTCACCCATGACTTCTCTCTCCTGCGTACTAATGGACAAAAGCCCTCCCGCCGCGAAGCGAGAGGGCCCGGAATCCCCGCTTAGACGGGGCGGTACTTGAGCATGAGACGGATCTTGGCGCCGGCTGCGGCCTGCGTTGCTGCGGCAGTCGTGATCTTCACGCCGATGGACCGATGACCATCGGTCCCAGCGATCGTGAACGCCGTCGCCAAGGTCGTGCGCGCGACGCCGCCGGCCTGGCCGAGCGTGGATGCCGAGAAGAGCTCATTGCCGCACGTGCGCGCCGATACTGCGTCGCCAACGTCGCCCGACATGATGCCGACGTCGAAAGCGATCGTCGGAGCGCCGTTCGTGTCGAGATCGTCGGAAATCAGGATCGCGTCGCTCGGCGCGTGCGTGGCCGGCAGCACGGCGAGTTCGATGATGTCGCCCGTAGCGAGGGCCGTGGACGTCAGTGCAAACTCGAACAGCTCGCACACTTCGTCGCCGGCGCAGTCGCCGTACGGCGTGTTGCGCTGGCTCGTCGCCCAAAGGCTTTGGTAAATGGTCATGGTCTACCTCTTCAGAGTCGGGATTGAGTGGTGAAAGAGCCGCGCTCGGCGGCTCCCTCTATGCCAGTCGACGATTACGTATGCTTCGCAGCAGCCGTATCGATCGAGAGCACGCCGAAGTCCTTGTTGTTGAAACGGGCCTTCTTCATGCCGGCGATGAAGCCGGCAGCGATGGCGGGCTCGTTCCCGTAGTCCTTCACCGTTTCCTCCCAGTCGAAGCGCAGGCCGTTGGCCGTGCCGTAGGCGATGACGCCTGCCTGGCGGCCCATGAACAGCGCGCGCGCCGCTTGCACGTTGGAGCCCGCGCCGTAATCGCTGAAGCGGATCACGTTGCGGTGCTTGTGCAGCACGACGTTGTTGATCATGCCGAGGCCGCCCTTGAAGATCGCGTTCTTCGAGCCTTCCGCCGCGGCGGCGGCCTTCTGAAAGTCGATCCACTTGCCGCCGGCGGCCGTACGCATGTCGGTCGCCTGGTACTCGGACATGACGCACACGTAGTGCTCGTCACCGTCGATGTTGACCGGGACCATGTTCGCGACGTCCGGGTTTTCGGCCTGCATCATCGCGGCCTTCTCGACAGCCTTCTCGATGACCATCGGGTCCATGATGTCGGTCGAGGCAAGCGAGGCTTTGCTCGTAGCGGCGCCGCCGTAGAGCAAGTGGTCCACGTCCGGCGCGTCGAGCGGATTGTTCGCGAAGCCCGCGAAGTCCGTCGTTTCGATGAAGTCGACGTTGATGCCGCGCGCGCCCGACAGGTAAATGAACAGCAGCTCGTCGGTGAACTTGTAGAAGTAGTCGCCGAGACGATCGCGGGCGATCTTGCGGATGTTGTGAACCGTGCGCTTGCGCGACATGCGACCGCCGGCCGAAACCGAGTGACGCACTTGGTCGATCATCACCTTGTCGCCGTAGAAGCGTAGGTTTTCTTCCTTGCCCTCGACGCGGTTGTCGCCGTAGGTCGGCTTGCCGCGCAAGTGGACGGAGAGATCGAAATCGATGGTGTCGCCAGCGTCCGATTCGAGTTCGGTCTTGCGCTGGATCACGGCGTTTTCCGACGTGCCAATGAAGCGCTGCTCGAAGTAGCTCTTCTTGCGGACGTCGACAGCGAGGTCAGCGGACCAGCGCTTTACGGCTTTGGGATCGCCGAAGGGGATGACGGTTTGAGTCATGAGAATGCCTCGATGAAAGTTGTTGAACGATCACCTTGGCACTCCTGCGCCGCAGTTGGTCGGATTATCGACCAAGCGGTTATAAAACGCAACCACGAAGGCCGCAAAGCTAAGCTGCGTCGGCCGATAGCCCTACTTTGGCTGCGATCTGTGCAGTAGACGAGGGGGCGGAGCGAGTGATGGGGACCGCCTTGTCGGCCTGGATCGAAAGCCGGGCGACTTTGCCCGACTTGTCCTCGAGCGTGATGACGGCGAAATCGCCAATCTTCACGCTCTCCCCGACCTTCAAATCGATCTTAAACATGCGGTCCCCGTGGGTTGTGGTTCAGCTCACGACTGCGCCAGTTGTGCCGGCGGCGTGTCGGCTGCGGGCTGAATGGCTTGCTGCGGTTCAGCCTGCGGCGCGAGCGGCGGCGCCTCGACTTGCGCGACGGGAGCCGGAGCCGGAGCGGGCGGGGGCGCGAGCGGCGGCGTTTCTTGGTGCGCTTGCGCCTGCTGGGGTGCGCGAGCCTGACCGAGCTGGAACGGCATCCACGCTGCATACGCGTCGCCGTCCGTGGGCATACCGGTTTCATCGTTGTCGATGAAGCGAACCTTCTGGCGCGAGTGGTGATTGCCAATCGAGTCGAATACCGACAGATTGACCGTGCCGTCATCGTTGACGTGCGCGATGCCTGCGTCGAGCGGGCCGTCGCCGTGAAGGTGGAACGGCAGCATGCTCATGCGCTTCTCGTTCGTCGCCGGGTAGTACCAAACGCGGCGGCCGACGGTGGGTTTGATAGTGGCCATCATTTCTCCTTTGTAATCACGGTTGTATTGCTACGTAATGCGCTATCACGCGCGCGATGCTAGGTACTCGTCCCGCTCGGCGGCCGACATTTTCATCAGCTTCTCTTCGTGCGCCATCGGATCGGTTTCGGCCAGGCGGTCGAGCGCGGTGAACTTGCCGTCCGTGATGTCCGCATTGTCCGTCGCCGGGATCTTGCCGAGCGTGGCGGGCGGCTCGACCTTCGATCCTTTCAGCGGTTTGCCAGCCTTGTCATCCAACTTCTTGGCCGCGTCGTCCTTCTTGCCGCCTGGATCAGCCTGCTTCGTCTGCGCCTCGCCGAGATCTTCGATGACCTTCGCGTGCGCTTGCCGCAAGATCTCGCCGCCGTCGAGATTCGGATTCTCTGCTGCGATCTCCTTCACGAACGAGTCGAGCGCCATCCACCGCGCACGGCTGGTCTTGTATTCAGGATGTTCCTTCGTCGTGAAGCCCGTTACCTGCTTCATCCATTCGCCCATCTCCTGCTGCTGGCGCATTTCCGCGGCAGTTTGAGCTTTGTCGATCGCGCGCTCGAGCGCGCGCTCTTCCTTGTTGAGCGAGTCGAGTTGGGTCTGATACTCCTTGGCCGTGATGTCGCCATCGTCGAACTGACCGAGCAGTACGCCCTTCTTATCGCTGATCTCCTTGAACTTTGCTTCGGCATCGGCCGGCGCATCCGCTACAAGGAGAGGAACAATCGGTGCCTTGGCATCGGCAGCATCGCCGGCACGATCGGTAGGCTGCTTGCCAGCGTCATCAGCGCCGCCGCTGCCAGCGCCACCATCCGCGCCTTTGCCGTCATCGGCCGCCGCACCGTTACCGCCGTCGCCGCCGCCCTCTTCACCGCCCTGGCCGCCCGCGTCCGCTTGCTGTCCCTTGCCATCGTCGCCTCCATTGGCCTTGCCTTCGTCGGCAACCGAAGTGCCAGATTTGGCACTATCGTCACCGTCATCGCCGGTTGAGCCGCCATCGCCGGCGCCCGAACCATCGTCCTCTTGAAGCGCCGCGCGCTCCTCGTCGGTCAGGCCGGCCAAATCGTCATCGGTGTATCCGCTCATCGTCTTGTCCTCATGGTTGGTGTGGTGTCGTGCGGTACTGCACTATTTGCCCGGCGGAACGCCAGGCGGTTGCGGGGGTAGTCCTTGCTGCGGAGGCGAGATAGCGTGCCCGGGCATCGCCGGCATAGCCTGATTGGCGGGCATCGCCGGCATGGCGGGCGCGGCCGGGGTTCCGGTTGAGCCTTGGGCAGGCTGCGGGAGATCCGGATTCGGGTTCGTCCACCCAGCCTGTTCGAGGATGCCATCTGCGAGCGGCGCAATCGAGGGCATGAAGGCGATCGCCGTGGCCGCGTCCGTGGCTCCCTTGATCGCGACGATGCCCTCGTTGACCGCCTGCATGTCGATGTGCTTCGCCGACGCCGCCGCTTGATTGGCTTTCGCCGTCGCGAGGTCGGCTTTGGCGCCGGCTTCCGTGGCCTGTGCCTGCTCTTTTTGAAGCTGGGCCATCGCCATCGCGTCCTGGTACTGCTGCTGCTGCTGCTGCGCTTGTTCGCGCTGCAACTCTTCCGGCGTCGGCTCTTCCTGATCCGGGTCTTTCTGACCGTTGATCGCGCGAATACGCTTGACGATCTCATCGCGGTTCGGGATGTCCATGTTCTCGACGAGCAAGTCGAGCATCGCGAGCACGATCTCGGGCTGCATCGATTTCGCCACGTCCATCAGCTCGGACACGGCCGCCTGGCGCATGCTGGCGCGCCACTCGGCTTCGTCGATGATGAAATCTGCCTTGGTGCGCGTAATGTCGTCCTCGGGCAGACCGCTGTTGATCGTGACGTACTCGGGCGTGCCGCGCTGGTTCGTGATGCGGAACTGCTTCTCGTCCGTCATGTACTGCTCGATGAGCGAAAGCTCTTTCTCGCCGTGCTGCTGGAAGGCGAGGCGCAGGTTGTCGAAGAGCTTGTTCGTCGCGACAGAGCCTTGCTCCTGGCGCGCTTGCACCGCGACGCCCGACACTGCGTTCGTGGCGCGGCCGAGCAGCTCGTCAGTCACGCCGCCGACTTGCTGGATCATCTGGATCGAGCGCGAAGCGAGTTCAAGGTGCGCGGGTGCGAGGTCGCGATCGACGTTGAGGATGATCTCCTTGCCCGGCCGCTTTTCGATCACGGAATCGGGGCGTGCAGCTTCTCGGCGGAACTGTTCGATGTCGTTTACCGCGCCTTCGTCCATGACGACCTTGTTCGTCGACAGGATGTAGAGCGCCTTCGACAGCCGCTTGTTCACGTCGTCCTGCATGCCGCGCATCCACCGGATGACGCCATACGGCATACCATCGCGGGCCCGGCGGAATCCCCAAACCGGAGTGAACGGATAGCGGTTGTGGCGATACGGACTCGGCGCGCAGCAGATCATGTCGTTCGTCGTCATGATGCAGCAGTACATGCGCATCGTCGGCGACTCGGCGAGGACGGCCCGGCCGCTCTGGATCTCGATCTGGTGCCGCTCGTCATTCGGGTCGAAGATTTCGCCGCGGAAATCCGACTTCGAACCCTTCAGGCGCTGCACGCGCTCGGGCATGCGGAACCACGCTTCGATCAGGCGCACACGCCGGCGCGAGTACGTCATCGCGTCGCGCGCGACGCCCGACAGTTCGTTCTCATACTCGGCCGAATCCATCGGGTCGTCGCCGTCGATGTCATCGACACCCCAGCCTTCATAGTTGTCGACGGCAGCCATTTCGAGCTGCGCGCGGCGATCAGGAAAGCACGCGATGGCGACGTCGAGATCAACCCACTTGACGCGGAAGACGTACCGGCAGTCGCTCATGTCGAGCCGGCGGTACGTGCTGTCGAAGATGATGTTTCGCCACGATTCGGAGCCGGCGTAGATCGGCTCGCCGTCGTTCTCGTCCTGCACCTGGCTTTCGAGCCATCCGAGGCCGGCTTTGGTCGCTTCCTCGAAGGCGAGTGAGCGCTCGAACGGCGTGTGATTGACGTCGGAAAGGTACTTGAGGAGGGCCGTCTTGCGCTCGGCGGCCTTACCGCCTTCCTTGCGGCGCGGGAGCACCTTGAAATCGGATCGGCCGCGCTTCTCGGAGCCGATGATCCAGTTCACGCTCTGGCTGATGACGTTGTAGACCGTGGGTGCCTGGCCGCGCTCCTTCAGCTCCTCGATCTCTTCCTCGGTCCACTGGATGTTGTCGTAGTAGTCCTCGTCGACCGCCATTTCCGCGCGGTTGCGCTCTTGGCGCGAGAGCTCTTGACGGTAGTAGGAGAGGAGGCGCGTCTGCACATCTTGCATCTGCGGACTATCGAGCGGGTTCGCTGCTGCGTTCGAATTGAGCGCGGCGGCTTCGCCATCCGAGAGGATGCCCTCATCGTTGCGTGCGGGCTTGAGCCGCGTAGCGTCTTTATCGTTCAGATCGAACACGTATCACTCCGATTGCGCTCGATGCGCTTCACGCTTGGTCGACGGGCACATGGTCCATGATCTCCACCGTGCGTTTGCGGCCGTCGCCGAAGTCCACGTTGGCGGTCGCGCCGACGATTGCCTCGGTCGGGTTCTCCGGCATTTTGATGAGATCGAGCAGATGATCGTGAATGATCGAACCGATCTTGTGCGCTGCCGTCATTACGTTGCCGTCGAATCCTAATGCTCTTGCAAACTCAAGCGAAACAGCCGCCAGGTGGGCCGGATCATCATATCGGAAAGCTGCCGACAGTGCTACACAGCACGGCACGACACCATACGTGCGATGCGCAGGGACAAGCACCAGGCACGGCTCGTCATCGTCGAGCTCTGCGTCGTAGAGCCATGTCCCGTAAAGTCTCACGTCTCCGAGCTCGCGCACGAAGTGGTAGCGCGTCAGGTCGATCGCGGGGCGGGCGGTTTCGATCGTCATTGCTCAGTCCTCGAAATAGAATGTAGGCTCTTCGTTCTCGCCGATGATCTCGGCCTTGCGAAGCGTGTCGATCATGATGGCTTGCGCATCGTCTTGGCCGCGGCCGTCGTCCGACGCAACGAATACCGCATGCTGACCGTTCTCCGCGCGCCATCCGTACTTGCCTCGATGGACGTTCCACGTGCCCAGCGCCTCGCGCTCAGCCGGCGTGAGCGACGCCAGTTCTTCAGGTGTGGGCGCCAGATCGGCGGGGGCGCGGTCGGGGCCGGCCGGATCTTGCGGCCTATCGATTACGTCAGCGCCGGCCCATTCAATCGTGATCGGCCTGTCTAGCCCGACCTGAAACTGGACGCGTCCCATGGTCGCTTCGAATTGGGACGCAAGGCCCGGCGCTTCGAGCGAGTCCGCCATATGGCGAAGCGCGCGGGCGACTTTCAGGTAGAAGCATCCATACTCGCAATTCGGATCGGTGATGCGGATGTCGACCGACCGGGCCGGGTACTCCACTGCTCTTTGTTCCATTGCCTTCTCCTTGGGTTACGTGGTGCGCCAGGAACGCGGGCGCTTCGCTTTGCTCTGTCTGCGGACGTTGATGAGGTTGCCGGCGTACGCCTGCGCGAACTGGCGCAGCGCGTCGGCGGCTTCCGAGTGTCCGCCGCTCTTGTCGGGCTCCGACGACCATCGCGCTTGCTGCGTGTTCCACTTGCGCCGGTAGTTCTCCAGGTGGATCAGTCCAGGCTTGCACTCGGTTTCGTCGAACCACAGCATCGGGAACACGTCGCGGGTCTGCTGTATGCCCCAATTCACGTCGTCGATGCGCGGCACGATCTCGAAGCGCACGCCCGGCATGAGTTCCTCTAGCATCTGCTTCGGGCTCTTGTTGCTCGTCTGCCCCTGACGCTCATGGTCCGCGTCGTGCGGCAGGAACATCGTGTCCCACACAAGCCCGAGCCCCTGTAGCCATTGCGCATAGTGGCTGTACGCTTCGCCCCATCCTTCCTTGAACCGTATACAGCGCCATTCGTACTCGATGCGCTGAATGACCCAAACGGCCGTCCCGTCGCTGTTGCCGATGTCCCAAAACGTGAAGCACGGCACGCTTTGCAGAACGGGCAGGGACGGCTTGATGCGCCCTTGCTTGCGCGCCGCGGCGAGCTGGTTGGCGTAGTAGGTGCCCTCGGTCGACACCTGGAACGGTTCGTCGACCGTCGACGGGTATTCTTGCCACATACGTTCCTCGTTGCCGGAGAAGTCAGCGTCGCGTGTGGCGACGTACCAAGCGCGTTGCTCGGCGTCGAGCGCCGTGCCCGTCTTCGCCTCAACGGCCTCGAAGTAGTCGCGGTCCTTCTCCGTGATGATGACGCCAGCCGGGTCCATCCGGTACTCCGGCGCCTGCCACCATGGATAGAAGTGGAACCGATAGTCGCGCGGCGTGAGCGGCTTGTCCTGCTGCGCGATCGCCTCGGCGCGCTTCGTGATGGCGTAGAACTCGCCGTCGCGCCCTTCCGCCGTAGACTCGATGACCAGGATGCCGCTCTTCGGTACGGCCGGGATCGAGCCGGTCACGACTTCAGCCGCCTTGTACGGGTACTTCGCGCAGATCTTGCCGAACTCCGAGATATGCAGGCGGTGGATCGTGCCCGAGCGCATGGACGTCGCGACGCGGATCGAGCTGTTGTTGTGCGCGAAGAGCATTTCCGACTTGTTGCAGGCGGCGAGGGGCATGTGCACGCGCAGCGCGGCCGGCAGGTTGTCGTAGGCGAACTTCACCTTGTCGCGGAAGATGACCTCAGCGGCCTCGCGGTCGTGCGCGATGATGCCGCATCGGCTGTTTGCGTTGAACAGCGCGTGGTCGAGCCAGATTATGCAGATCAGCGTCGTGAAACCGAGCTGGCGGGCCTTGAGGATGACGTTGCGGTGCCACAAGCGGCGAAGGAGGCGGCGCTGCGCGCGATTGGGGCGGAACGGCAGGACAAGCCCATCGTCGTCCTCGTCGTCGCCCTTGATGATGATCTTGTACAGGCGCCCGGAGCTGATCCTCCACAGCGGATCGGACAAACAACGCGCCAGCTCATCCTCCGTGAGCGGCGCGTCGTCTATCTCGATTGATGCGGTGGTCATTGCGTGCGGATTGTGTCGTGTGATGCCGCACTGTACCGCACCATGGTTCGATTTTCTAGCCAGTCCGGCGTTTGCGAGGCGTCCACTGCCAATGGAACTGTCGGCCGAGGATCGGCGCGTCGAGCGGGAGCACGATGACGAGCAGGCTGCGCAGCCGCCCATCGCGGTAGATCGGATCGAGGATGCGGTAGCGCCGGCCCGTCGTTGTCACGATCTCGTCGTCGGTGTCAGGCTGAACCGTGCACCATCCGTCTACGCGCAGTTTCGTGTGGTCCCAAGCTCGCTTCATGCTGCCTCTGCATGTCGCGACGTCAAGCGCTCCGCGTTCCACTGCTCGGCATCATCCGGCTTGCCGAGCTCGCCCGTCTCGCGGCGCCGCACGCACATGGCCGAGCACTGGCGCAGCGTGATCGGCACGGCTCCGGCCTTGATTGCTTTGTCGCGATAGCTTTTGCAGATGTCGAAGTGCTCGCCGTGCTTGCCGAGCTTCTGGATATGGCGCTTCTGCACGCCGATCGTCTTCGCCATCGCGAGAAGCTCCTCGCGCGTGTCCGCGATCATGTGGCTCATTTTCATGACGCGACCGCTCGGAAGTTTGAACTCGCCAAGCTGGTACAGGTACATATCGTCGACGTAGACAGTCATCAGTTGACCTCCTTGACGGTCCCGACGTACAGCGCATTACGCCAGTACGGAAGCTTGCTGCGGCCGGGCGCGTAGAACTCGAAGCGCCGGCCTGCGCGCTCCCATATGCAATGCAGCCGCCTCGCGCGGTTGCGCACGAACCGGATGCGTGTCGAGCGCGGATGGAGCGCCCATGCCGCGACTGCTGCAATCACGCAGTTCGCTGCGATCTTCACGCTGCCCTCGCTTTGAACAGTTCCGGCGCGTGCTCGACGAGCAGCGAATCGGGCACTTCGAAAATGTTGAGCCGGCCGTCGAACGGGATGAACGGGAGTGGCCGGACGTTCTTCATCTTGAAGCCCTGGCAGCCGTCCATATGCCACGGCGACTCGCGCCGGTACGGCGGCACGACGTCGACGAGTTCGGCCATGCCGATGATGCCGCCGCGTTCGAGATCCTCGAACTTCGGCAATTCGTAGATGGCTTTGGCCGGAATATCGTGGCCGCAGAACGCGAACGTCCAAGCGGCGTTGTACTCGCGCTTCGTCGTACCCTTGCTCGCGTGGATCAGGATCGGCCCGCGGTACTGCGTGCGCCACGTGCGGTTCTCGACGTCCTTGTGGCCGGCGACGATGAGCCAAGCCCACGGCTGGCGGATTGAGATTGCTTTCACTTTTCCTCCGGTTGGTCGGGCACTTCCTCGCCGAACTTGCTGGCGACGTAGGCGCGCATCGCGGCGACGAGCGCAGTCTCGCCAAAATACAGGCGGCCTGGAGCAAGCCGCGCGCACCAGTAATTGATCGGATTTCCGGCCCTGCTGCGACCGTCAAGCATGATCCGCTCGCGCTCGATGATCGGGCCGCCGTGCGCCCAATTCGTCGATGGAGAGAACAGTTCCATGTCCTTGCTGCCGTCTAGCGGTCCGAAATAGACTTTCGGTGGATATTTGATCTCATTCTCGTTGGCGTTGGTTATCCCAGCCGCGCGCGCGACCCAGTAGTCGAGCAGCGCGCCGCTCAGTTCGGATACTTTCACGGCATCGCCCTCCCGATCTCAGCAGCGGCGCAGACAATGGCGCGGCGCACGGCTGCGGCCTGGTCGTCGCCGATCTTTTCGTACGCTCGCCCTCGCGCTGCGCCGTGATACACCATCGCGATCACGCCAGTTCCATAGTCGACCAGTGTCTCGACCTTGCCGTCGAGCTCGATCAGCAGCCGCAGCGCGTCGCCATCGTCCTTGAGCGGGTTCCACCAGACCGCATCGTAGCGGACTTCAAGCTCTCTTCGCACCAACAGCCCGCATGTCTTCGATCCGACCGATTGGTGTTCGTCGAATTCGCGAATGCGAGCCGCCTTTGCGGCCAGCTTCAGCAGTTCGAGATCCTCGCTCACGTCGTCACCCTCCCGGCGCTGGCGTGCGTGGGCGCGGCCTCGTCGCTCGCGCTGCATGCTCCGGCCGATCCGACGCACACACGAACGTCGAGGATGCCGAACAGCACCAGGACGACGAACGTGATGCTTGCTCCTGCGAATAGCTTTTTCACTCCTTTCTCCTTGCTTTTGGGTAGATCGTTTCTTACCGCTCGCTGGGCAGCGAGTAGAAACCGCTCAACGAGCGCGCCGAACAGCCGCTTTGTGCCGCTTCGCGTTGCGCGCCTTGCGTGCGTCCCGCTTTCCCTGTGCAACGGTGTAGCCCGCGGCGCGGATGCGGGGTGCCTTAAAGCCTTGCGCAATATCGATCGGCGCCATGTAGCTCGGTCGTCCGGCTATAGCCATAGTGATGCCGGCGACCGTCAAAAGATTTCGACCGTGGATGCTCGTTCCCATGTTTGTCCTCGTGAAAAAGCCCGCGCGAGGCGGGCAGGTTGCTACAGCAAAGCTATCTGCGACAGGTCGACCGTTCTCCGGTAGACCCATTTTCGCCTGATCGGCGGCTCCCAAGGGTTCGCGCACGTGTATTCGAGGTACGCGTTCGCCATGATGATGATGATGTTCAGCAGCAGCGGTTCGAACTTCATGGTTGCCCCCGATCAGTAGCGTGTCGGCAACTCGCCGAACGCGTCCTCGCGCATTTCGCGCTCGTATTCGTACTGCCTGCGCTTCTCCTCGTCCGTGAGCGGCGCCTGCGGCTCGAGCGCTTCGTCGAGCCCTTTGGTGCGCCAGTCGTCGGACGGTTCGAGGATCTTCATGATGATTGACCGACTCGGCGGGCGCGGTGCGTTAGGAGACCAATCCGAGCCTTCGCGCTTCGGCGCGTACAGCGAGAGAATGCGTCTTGGTGTATCCAATCGAGCCACCGTCGTAGCGCTCGATGTCGCCGTTGTTCCACACGCGATAGTGGATACCGTTGAACTTGAATTCTTTGTAGGTGCCGAGGTCCATCGTCTTTCTCCTGTAGCGGGCGCGGTGGTTAGGCGGACAGCCGAAGCGCATCGCGCGCGGCAGCAATGGCCGCATCGTTGTGCGTCACAAACTCGCGGCGAACGTAAGCCGTGCCGCAACTCCAGTCATGATTCAGGCGAACCAGTTCCGCCAATGCCACGCGCAATGCATCACGTTCGGCAACCAGTGCGGCATATTCAGCGTTCGTAATCTGCACCATTTCATCCCCCTTCGTGATTGCGTTGTCAGACCGCGACAGCGCTAAAGCGCATCAGCGGGAACATCGTGCGGATATGCTCGCGGGCCGAGATGACGTTCTCGTCGTCGAACTCGATCCAGTGCTCGCCCTTGCGAGTGGTCGGCGGAATCCAGCGAACGTTGCGGCCGTTCATCACGTCGAAGATGCCCTGCGCGCTCGCCTCGCCGCGGACCTTGATGCGCACGCGCTGCACCGCAGTCTCGCCACACACACACTCGCTCTCGCTCTCGCTCTCGCCGCAATCCGGGCAATGATCCTGAACGTAGTCACCGCTATAGTCACGATCCTGCATTTCTCTCTCCGCGCAGCTCCCTTGCTGCATGGTTCGATTATAGAACCATAGCCGAGAAATTGCAAAATAATTTGTGAGCGCGATCAATCGCTTACGTCATCCGCTGCCGTGGGCTTGAGTGCAGTTCCTTGCATTTGGCGCAAGAGAACGACGAGTGGATTCTCGGCATCGCCCTTCAGCTTCATGCTGTCGTTGAGCATGCCCATGTGGCGCATGAGCAACTCGAGCGCGCCCTTTTTATCGAACACCTTCAGCTTCTTGGTGAAGCCGATCTGCACGCGATCCTCGCCGCGGCCTTCGAACTCCTCGAACACGTCTAGGCCCGCGAGCGCCGCCGCCGTGTCGTCGTCCAGTTCGTGGATAGGCTTCACGCTGCCGTCGTCGTTGACGAACTTGCGGTAGTCCAGAAACGCCAGCCGCGCGACCTCTTGGAGTACACGATCCTGCGTAATCTCGACGCGCGCAGCTCGCTGACGCTGGGCTTCTTTCAGGGCGATTGCAATCTCATGTTTCCTCAACAGCACGTAGGCCATCTGTGAGGCGGA